TCCATGGAAGTATTGATCGTCTTCCTGGAAGCCCTTCTCTTCATGGTCAGGTTCTTCTTGTTCCATCCCCTGGGTCTGTCCGCTATCCTGAGGCTGCTCCTGCTGTTCCTTGATCTTCTTGGTCACCATTGTTTTCTCTCCAGTACTGGTCCCAGGCACGCCTAGCGTCTTTGCCTGTGAAAGTCCCCGTAATACGGTTCCATTCTTCTCGCAGACTGGAATTTGGCCCCGACTTGTCGCCCTTGAAAACGGGCACAGCGAGGCACGTACAGTTGTCGTGGGCCCGGAACCCCCTATTGCCGGGCTTGAACGGTCCTTTCACGGCCTGGGCCGTACAGTAGCTACACGCGCCCGGCTCTACAAGCCTCTCCCACCCGGACGCGTCAGGATCGTTAGCGACGGCGGCTGTTACTGTATTCCGCGCGCCGTTGAGAACGAACCGGGCCGCAGCGCCACCAAACGTGTTACGCGCGGTGTATGACGCTGCGTCCGGCCCTCTTCCATTGTTCAGGTTGCTACGGAATGATCCATTGGCAACACTCCCAGCCATGTTGTCGACGTGCCCCGCAATGAGCGGGGCCGGGAAGATCTTGGGATAGTCGAGCCCCTGGACTACTTTCATGCTCCGGTAGAAATTAGCAGCGTTGACGGCCGACCCGGTGAAATGCTGAGCAATGAGGATCTTGAATATAGGCCCCAGGTCTTTCCAGCTCGCGTCAAAGTTGCCGGGGTCCATATGCGAATCCCAGAGCGCCTTGATTGAGTTCCCGGTGTAATACCCAATCAGGCTCTGCTCGTCCCCAAACCTATCAGTTAGAGCGGTCGGCGGGTCGGGAGAGATCCGCTTTAGCGGACCAGGTGTGCCGATGAGCGCTAGCCGGTAGGCCCTACGGCCGTTTGATCCGTCCTGGGGGTAGACCGGGTTAGGGTCGGGATTAGCGCGCCCTCTAACCGCGTCCCGGTCGGTTTGGGGAGTACGATCGAAAGCGGTATCCTGGTTAGTGGACATTCACGCCACCGCCCCCGGTAGCGGGCCGGGCTGAGCGAGCACCCGTCGCGGCCGTGACCTGGCTCTGCGTACCGGCCGGGATCTGAACCGGGAGGGTAGCCGGAAGCCCGCCCGGACCGGCTTGCCCTGGCTTACCGGGCTGACCGCCCTGACCGGGCTGACCGGGCTGACCGGGCTTGCCGCCTACGCTCGTGGTGACGCTCGCGTACGTCGGCTGAGACTGCATGGCAGCCGCAACCGCATCCTTGACGACTTGCTCAGCGCTCTTGGCTTGCTTCGCCTGAACCCAGCGATTGACATCGTCAGCCGTCGCGCCCGGAATGAGCGCCCAAAGTTCCTCAACCGGGATACCGAGCATCTGCGCAGCCTTGCCTAGGCCGTCGATCGTCGCGCTGAAAGCCCGCGCGGAGGTATTACGCCAGACGATCTCGCCTCGCAGGTCATTCCAGCCCTTCTTGTCGCCGGATGCGAGCGATGAGAGCCGGAAGACTCCGCGCCACGGGTCGGTCAGGTTCGACTGGAGTTCCTCGACCTTGCGGTCCATGCCGTCGCGCGCCGCCGCTAGGGCCTCCGCGCTTAGGTTGGCGACTTGGCCAAGTAGATGATACGGCGGGATCTGCGAGATGGTCGCCATGTGGCGGATACCATCCTCGCGCGAAACCGAGTAAGGAGCAAGCTCGGTTGAGCCGAACTCCCCGAACTTGGTATCCTTGTCTTCGGCGGCCCACACCCGGTCGACACCGGGATGAAACGGGGCCTTTTCCTTGCCTTCCTCGTCGACCGGGGCCATTCCGGTAATCCAGCGCTGCCGGAACGCCGCGTACTGCTCGGCCATCATTTCATTGAAGGTCGTGAAGTTGATTTGATCCTGTACGCCGATGAGCGGCTCGACTTCACCCTGGCAGTCCGTCTCGCCGTCCAGATCCACCTCATACAGGAACCTCGCAACCGGGCAGATATCCATGTGATGCTCGGCGTACGGCTCTAGCCCATTCAGGAGCGGGTCGCCGGGCAATGCTATATCAAGGTTGAGCTGCGCTATGCTCTGAGTAGCGCCTCCGTCTTCGCTGGTCAGTATATACCGCGCGAGGTCATCATAGAGAGTTACTATCACGCGCTGATCCTGCGGGCGGGCCGAGTTACCGGCAACGCGAACTTCGATAGCACACTGAGGCCACTCGTCATCGACTTCATCCGCGTAGAAGGCAGTCATGCGTCGCGGGCTAACTGGCCTCATGAACGGTACACCACTGTCATCAAGATTATTGGCTGGCTTCATACCGCTCGGCAGGACGACGACATAGCTCGCGCCGTACTTCGCGACCGACCTATGAACGCCGTGCTGACGCGAGATCATCCGGTTAGCAACGAATGCCTCCCACGACGGGTCCGGACTCTCACTCGACGCCGACTCTACCGTTGTTGTTCCGGATGGCCGGAATCCGTCGACATGCAGGTTCTCGGAAATGACGGCAACGACCAATGGCAGGAAGTTACGCTTGCCCCGCTTCATGATCCAGCGGTACTCCGCGTTGACACCCTTGGGAGCGTACGGCGGGTCGTGCTTGCCCTTCATGTACGCGCTGATGCGATCGAGACGCCGTTGCTCGTTCTGGCGCATCTGCAGCATCTGCTTGCAAATTTCAGGAGCTTCATCTAGGTCGACTATCATGATACACTCTCAGGAATATCAGGAGCATCTACTGAAAGACAATTTCTGATAAATGGACACTTAATATCAAAGGAGCAAGTATCACGTTGATAGCAAAGTATCTCCATCCACTCTTCATCAGTCATGAAAAGCTCCAAATCCGCCGTTTACCGGCTGCCTCGATTGCCTTCTTCTCTTCCTTGTAATTCTTGTTTGATAGCACTAGTCTCCGCGCGTGTCGGGCTATAATCATCGCGACACAAGCGTCAATCTTGCGAGATGACCGAGGACTCTCCTTGCCGATGCTAATGCCCCAGCGATTCGGCCGCCTCCTGGCGTTAACAACATGGCGGCCGAGGAAGCTGTCGCCATCCTGGATAAACGCCCGCGAACTGATCTCGCCCTCGACCATCTCGCAAGCCATGGTAAACTCCGCGACATGGGATCGCATGTCCCAGGCTACCGGCTGGGGATCTTTACCAGCGGGGACCGCCCAGACTGGTAGATCGTCCTCAAAGAGAGCCCGCCATGAAACCTTCGTATGCTCTTCCCACTCGTTCACGTCCGCGAAGAAAGCGCATATGTGCCAGCGCTCTTTCGCGGCTTTAACCGCCGCGTCAACTTCGTGAACAGGAATTGGCACCCGTCCGTCATCCGTCTCCCAGACACCGAGACTGAATACAAAGCCGGTTTCAATATGACAGCCGATCAAGGCGGTCGCATCGTTAACGCGGGAGCCGTCGAAGCCCATGACGATATCATCACCGTCATAAATGTAATAGGCAGGGTCCGCGAGCACGGACCATTGCTGCTGAGTCGTCCAGGCGTCCTCGGCGGCTTCCGGCCAGTTCAGGTAGTAGCGCTTAGATGTGGATAGAGGATTCCTTGGAGACAGGATTCGATTCTGGACGATGTCCTCAGGATCAACCCAGTAAGCATCGCCGTAAGCTTGTTGAACTCCCTTGGCGATAGAATCGTCGTCATCGAAGTCAGTGTCAGGCGAAGCCATCCTTGAATCATAGAGAATACGTCCACGTCCGCGTAGCCTTCCCTCTTCTTGGGCAACCCATGCCTCGAATGTGTTTTCAGCGACCGACTCCTTGCCGGGCTCCCAGGCGTTGCTCGTTTCGAGAAGCCGCGAGCCAGACTTACCTACGTTACGGTCAAGAACCTCGGATAGCTCGACGCCGCCGTTAGTCGGGAACCAGGTTTCCGTCTGGTCCATTATCGCGAAGGTTACAAGTGCGCCTTCCTCACTGACTGGACTTGAAGTGATGACCATGAGTTGCCCGCCGCCTGGTATATGGAAGACGGTCTTTCCGGTCTCAACATCGTAGTCTTCCCTGATTCTGGATTTAGGAGGTAGGAGCGCCCGCACCATACGCATAGTGTTGACATTAGCCTGGTCATGACTAGTAGCGGCGATTTGCACCAAGGGCATGCCCACTGGGCGTCCAACGCAACCTCCTAGCACGCGGTTGTCATAGTAGTCAAGCCGAACCGGGGCGAGTAGCTCGATCAGAGCCATAACTGCCGCGAATGGGGATTTGCCCGCGCCTTTAGGGTACCGGCGCACGCCGTGATAGAATAGCCATCGGCCCCGCGAGTCGAGCGCGTACCACCAGAGGATGAACCGGACCTGGCTTTCGATGAATTCCCAACGCTGGCCGGTACGGTCGCCATCCGGCTGCTTGAGGTACTTGGAGGCCCAGTGAATGGCCTCCCAGCCAAGGGTTAGCTCGGGGGCACCGTCCGGTATTGTCACGGTACGGTCGCGAGGGGCGAGAAGGCTAGATGTAATCATCGCACCACCAAAAATGGGGGTGCGTGTGACGAGCATAAACTTCGCTGCTCTCGTCCCAGAGCAGCATGCCCCAGAGCACGCTCAAGTACTCCTACTTGCTAAGTAACTGAGTGTAGCCGTCCTTGCCATCCCTGAACGGCTTGGTCTGCTGCCTCCTCATCTTCGTCGTCGGATGGTGGCTCCTCCAGCTCAATACGTGACTTCTTACGATCGGTGATCGTACAGCCTAGCTTCTCGACTAGGCGCGTAAATTGCGCCATGATGCTTGCGTTATGAGTGCGTAGGAACACGTCATAGGCGTCGGCCGCTGCAACAGCCGTCGCCCAATCGCAAGGCTCATAAAATTGGGATTGCCCGGACAAGGCCAGAGAGTTGTACCAACTCCGCGCCTTTGGCTTCCAGCTCGGGTCGGCTGTAGGGATGGGATGCTCGGAGCCGGTGGCAGACCCAGCAGATACTTTGATGTATCTGGGGTCATTCGCGTTGCCCGAACCGGCTCCTGTCCGGTTCTCTGGACGCTTCTTGCTCGCTACCATCCTTGTCCCCCTCCGGCGGGAAGAATGTTTCGCAAAACTCTATTACGTTGTCTGCATCAATTCCGTACCAGAAAGCTATAATCTCCTTCTGCCAAATCTGTAGCATTCTCTTCACCTCCAAAGCAGGAGGCCCGGACCATCCACCTCAATCTGGAGCCAGATTGATGAGTAAACATTGCGGTGTCGGCGGGGTCCGGGCCAACGGTGCTGTAAGGTGATTTGGGCGCTTCGGCTAAGCACCACCTCCTAATGGCCTTATACGTCGCGCTCGTCATACTCAGGGATTATAGACGATCTTCGCCGGGAGGTCTAGACCACGTAAGAGACCCGGCCGCGTCTTGGGAGACGGGGCACGAAACCTGTGGGCTTCGTGGCGGCCGGGCCTACGCTCCTAGCGTACCCTACGCGGGCGGGTACTGGCTACACCAACCACAGCTCGTCGTATGAGCGCGGAATAGCGGACGCCATCTGCATCCGCAACGGCAATCGTGCCGACGCCATATCGCTACCTTCGCCAGGGATCGCTCGATGTTCATAGATGGGGAACTCCAGGGCATCGCTCGCCACCGCATTTGCGGCATAGGCCGGTACAGAAGTATCTCTGTTTAGTCTTGCTGCTAACACGTATCCAGCAGCCGCATCCGCCAGCACAATGAAGAATTATCATCATGTCTCTAGTATAGCGCGGGGGCGGGCAGGCGGCCTGGATTCGAACCTAGGTTACCATGCTGCTCTCGCCTGCCCTTGGGGCCCCGCAGCTACATAGCCTATTATACCGCTGGACGCGGGTTGCACGGAAATGATTTACGCGAGCCCCAAGAATGCAGACCGTGGCATGAAAAATTCTTTGCGCATCCATTCTACTG